GTTAGCTACAAGAGTCGCATAACTCTTAGGATCAGTACCACTAGAGAGAAAGTATTGTATCCTATTCTCTAGTTTTACTAAATCTTCATGAGTTCTCTGAGAGGCATAATTCTCTCTAAAAGCTGTTATATTATTCTCCCAAGCTAAGATCCAATTAGGTATCTGTTCCAGAGAACAGTTATCTTTATTTACAGAGAAAGAAGGCTGCTTAAATGAAGGTATAGTTATAGCTCCAGTAAGCTCTATTACCCTTATAAGTTGGTGTATATTATTCTCTATAAGAGCAATAGTAGCGCTGTCTCTAGGTTTAGCTGTTACTGGACGGTTCCAGTGTACCTGATCTGTAGAATGAAGGAAAGCCAGAAAGAGTAGATAACTATCTGTCTCTGTGAGCTCTCCATTACAATGCTTACTATATAAGGTATATAGTTTCTTGTAAGGTAGAGCAAACATAGGGTGAAAGTATCCATCTTCTGGTAGTATAGTTAGTGGCCCGTGTTCACAGGAGAAACTAAGTCCTGATATGGCACAATAGATTCTAGCCATAATAGGTTATACCTTAGAAGCTTTAGGTAGTTTAACTATAAACCAAGGGAAAGAGTCTATGATACTCTCTACTCTATCTAACCAGATTAATCTAGAATCTCCTTTATCATCAATTATTTGATAAGCTAACATATTACCTAATTTCTGTATACCTGTAATAGTATATAGATTATTAGGAGTAAGATCTATTAGCGTTTTCATATCCATATACTTAAAAGGCATAAAGTATACCTCTCTACCTACTATATCTTTAGGTATAGGGGTTTTTCTTCTCCATCTCATTCTTATTTCTATATCAGGAGATGCATAAGTATTTCTACTATAAGGAGTTTTAGCTAGTTTACTCTGGCTCATGACTTTACTCCTTGTCCCTGCCCTTGCATTCCTTGTCTTACTATAAACCAAGGAAAATAATCTATATGTTGGGATACTCTGTTTAGATTAATTATAAGTTCATCACCTATATCATCTTCTATAAAGACTATTCCATTACCATGAGAGCCTATTATAAGATAATAAGAATCTGGTGTAAGGTGCAATACTTTAGTCATATCCATCTCTGTAAAGACAGGAAAGAATATCTCTCTACCTAAGAGAGAGGTAGTATCATCTATGTTTATGGCTCTGCGCCATGACTTTCTTATAGCAGGGTCTCTATCAGCATAGGTATATAGGTGTTCTTGTGATTGCTTATCTGTATAGTCATTCATTAGTTTCTACTCCCCTTGTATTAGTTAGTTTCTGTTTCACTAGTTTCTGTTTCTATGGTGTTTCTATGGTGCTGTTGTTTTCGGTACTTCTTACAGCTCATCACCTATAAGAGTATTAAGGTTATGAGATTCAAATAGCCTCATCTCATCATCACTCATAAGATCATGTAGATACATATGTTCTCTTGCTGCTTGTATCTCTTCTAGAGATAGAAGAGATGGAGATCTTAGATAGATATGATAGCAAGCTGCCCAATACTCTTCCTTAGATAGATATGTTGTAGCTCCTAGCTGGAAAACTGTAGGAACCGTCGCAGAGGGCATACCTAACTGTTCTTCTAAGCTAGGTTTAGCTGTAGTGCTATAAGCTTCTGCTACCCCTGCATTCTTAATCTTAGCCTGAAATGGGGCTAGTATGCTTATAAGTTCTATACTCTCTTGAGAGATAGGCGATTCAGACTTAGCTAGAAACATGATATGATCTACTAACCCTGCTGTGAGTACGGGGCGATATTTCTTAGTTATGGTAATGCTCATAGTATTTAATTCTCCTACCCTTTTATCCTATACTACTAGTGGAATGAATTACTTCTTCTCCTGCCAAGGCTACTAAGACTATAGTAATCTCATGCTTTCTCTTATTACTCACCTTTAACTCTTTAGCTGCTACATGCTGCGCGGCATAAGAAGTGGCCGCTTCTACTGTTATTCTTTTACTCTTATAGAATGCTTCATATGTATTATTCATTATAATATTACCTCCCATGTTCTGTATATTCTAATCTAACAACTAATTCAGAATTCTGGCATGAGCTGTCACACCATGCCATTATGCCATTATGCCAGAGGGGTGTCAAGGGGTATTTATCCCTCTGTATCCCATTCTCTCTTACCTAATAGGTATCATATCACTACTAGAGAGGTAACTACTACCTATATCACTAGTCTATAAGCATATAAGCAGTGGGCATGTATCTAACAGTCTTATGTGGTTGATGTATATTTATACCCCCACTTCAATTTTAGTAATAGTAAGAACTACATACTACCTAACTACTCTCATACTAGCTATAGATAGCTACATACTAGAGAGACTGATAGATATAGCTAGATACATAGTAGCTGGGGGAGCGGTATCGTGAAATATACACCCGGATACCGGGTGAGGGGGTATCTGGCATTATGGCACTCTGGCACCACGTGACACACCATGCCATATTCTCAAATAAGTTACCAGATTTAGGTACTAAAAAACCCCTCACCTATAACAGCATGAGGGGTATCTGGGTATGTTATCTGGTTGATAACAGTTATCAGAGGTATCAGAGACTATAGTCTCAATAGACTCAGAGACTCATTAATAGATCATTCTGAGTAGTATTCTTCATACTCTCTAATCTATTCCAGAACTTAACACCGATAGCATTTTCTTCATTAACTCCTGTAACTACCAGCGCTTTTTGCAATAGTTCCGCTTCTTCCTTTCTGTACATAGTCTTACCGCTTGCAAGGGATGCAAACTTAGCCAGATACACGGCTGTCACATTCTCCAGCTTATCTAGTTCTGCTTGTGTAGGCTGATCTGATACGCCCATTTTATCCGCGAATGCTACAAGTAACGGCTCCTTCATATCACTATTAAACCAGTCTTCTATCTTCTCTTTATTAAGCCTATTACCTTGCCCTGCATTATCCAGGCTCTCTAATATCTTAGAAAGAGACAGAAAACTATCATTGAATCCTATTCCTCCTTTTACATGATAGTCTTTAATTATCTTATCTTCAACGTCTTGTAGGAATGCAGCCATATAAGGTGCAAGCATGGCTGCATTATCTATCATCACTTGCTCTGCTAGATGCTTTTCAGGTACAAGGATATAGCTATTAGCTCCTGCCGCCTTGCCAGTCTTAGTATTAGTTTTATAAAGGCACTTAACTACGCGCATCCCTTCGCCTATACTTATAGGCAGTTGTGCATCATAAGCGCTGAACTTATAAAGCTCTTCAGTGCTTGTGAGTTCTGGCGCATTACTTGCATGAGCTGCGTTAGGTGAAGACGCTGTATTCTTAATAGTTTCCATAGTATCAACCCTCTTAGTTTCAAGACCACAAGACAATCTCATGGCATGACGGCATTATAACTACCTGTCAACACCTATGCAATAACTATTTCAATGTACTTACATTATATCTTATAGTCTCATATATACCCTGTATCTCATATATATATATATATCTACATAACCTGGCTTATGCTACATACCTATCCTGGCTACCAGCTACCAGCTACTCTCATGTTCTCATGCTCTTATCTTTATATTCTAATGACCCTATATATTAAAACCCCCGGGGGTAGAAGCCTTTTTAATTCTGCGCGCGCGACCTATCCTAAAGCTCCCCATATATTTTACTAAACTTTTTACCTATATATCTCTTAGATTTAGTCTCTATAACTTACTCTTATTAGCTGCCCCTGCTGATTCCTATATAGCTTCCATGTAGGTTTCTGGTATGCTCTATATATACTAGGATAAGCAGCGGAGGACATATGACAGCGCCAGTAGTTACAGGTACAGAAGATCGCGCATTGTCCTTATTAGGGTCAGGTGTATCAGCGGAAGCGGTAGCTACTGCATTAGGTGTGTCACCTGCAAGAATTTCACAGCTCTTAGCTAACCCAATATTTGCAGACCAAGTTACAGCTCTTAGATATGAAAACTTACAGAAACATAATGTAAGAGATAATAAGTATGACACTCTAGAAGATAAGTTACTAACTCGGCTAGAAGGGAAGTTAGACTTACTCTTTAAACCAAGAGATATATTAAATGCTATACAAGTAGTAAATAATGCTAAGCGTAGAGGGCAATCAGCGCCAGAGCAGATAACAGATCAACAGACAATTGTAACATTACTAATACCAACACAAATAAAACAAAAGTTCGTAACCAACATAACTAATCAAGTAGTAAAAGCCGGAGATCAGAGCTTAGTTACAATGCAGTCTGGCAACTTGTTAGATATCACAAAACAGAAAGAAGATCCCCAGGAAGAGACTCATGAGCTCAAAACTGACACTACAAAAGTTCTTAAGCATCACGACCTCTAATGAAGAGGAGGATGAGGAAACTACTATGGTAGCTGGAAGAGAAGTTACTATTACACAGGAACCTTTTATACAAGCAGATGTTAGAGCAGCAAGAGTTGTATTAGAGCGACTACAGCAGAAAGGAGTAGAAACTACTTCAGGCTACTGCTCTAGTACAGTGATAAAAGTAATAGAGTCATAAGAGGATGAGAAATAAAGATATAACTTTAGAGTCTTTAGGTGGAGGGGATAAGGATAGAGACCTGCTAGAGAGCAACTTACCTCCTACTATAGCAGATCCGGCGGAGACTATAAAGAAAGCTTTACCCAAATCTGCTATCTCTTTTAAGGATGTAGAGCACACATCTATAGATGAGCAAGTAGTAGTGGAAGAGGTAGGAGCCTCAGTAGATGAGATAACTAATCTAGCTAAGTTAGATCTTGATTTTCTAGCTGCTATAATCATGCCTCTCATATTTGAGTTTAGTTTTCCTCCTGTATTTAAATCAGTGTGGAAATGGTTATTAGGTTATATACATAAACCAAGAAGTTTTCCACAGCTAGCTCTTGGATTACCTCGTGGTTTTGGTAAGACTACTCTAGTAAAGATATTCATAATCTATTGCATACTCTTTACTGATAAGAAGTTTATCCTTATTATTAGTGCCACAGCGGGCTTAGCTGAGAACATACTATCTGATGTGATAGATATGCTTGAAGAGCCTAATATAAAAAGAGTTTTTGGCGACTGGTCTTTAGGAAGAACTAAAGATACGCAAGCTATGAAGAAGTTTGGATTTAGAGGTAGAAATATTACCCTTGCAGCCATTGGCGCAGAAGCAGCTCTTCGTGGACTTAATATTAAGAATACTCGCCCGGATATAATGATCTTTGAAGATATACAGTCTAGAGACTGTGCAGATTCAGAAGTACAATCTACCAAGCTCGAGAACTGGATGGTAGGTACAGCTATGAAAGCTAAATCTCCTCATGGTTGTATGTTTTTATTCGTAGCTAATATGTATCCTACGAAACATTCTATATTACGTAAGCTTAAGACTAATCCTAAGTGGACTAAGTTTATAGCTGGCGGGATACTTGAAGATGGTACTTCTCTCTGGGAAGCCTTACAGCCTATAGCACAGCTTATGGCAGAGTTTGAGAATGATCTTGCTATGGGTAAGCCTGAGATCTTTTATGCAGAAGTACTTAATGATGAGAATGCGGCAGCTAATAATCTAATAGATTTATCTAAGCTGCCAGCACTTCCTTGTATTGAAGGAGATATACCAGCAGGGAACTTTATAGTAATAGATCCAGCAACAGATAAGATAGGATCTGATGAAGTATCTGTAGGTTATTTTGAAATTCATGATGCCTCTCCTGTATTAATGGAGATAGAAGAAGGACGCTTTTCTCCAGGAGAGACTATAAGAAAAGCTCTTACTCTTGCTCTCACTCATAACTGTAGACTCATAGCTGTAGAAGCTAATGCATATCAGTACTCTCTACTCTACTGGTTTGATTTCATATGCCAGCAGATGGGTATACAAGGAATAGAAGCTGTTCCAGTATACTCAGGAGTTAGGGCTAAGACTGCAAGGATCTTAGAGATGTTTAAAGGTTATGCGGCGGGAGAGCTTTATGTACATGATGATGCTAAGCCCGCTGTACATGTTCAGATTACTGGATTTAATCCTATGAGAAAGGATAATACTGATGGGCTCTTAGATTTACTTACTTATGCACCTAAAGTAATAGAAGAGTTTGGAGAATATGTAGTAGCATCTAATCTCATACAGTCTCAAGAGTTTGATGCAATAGAAGTAGATGAATTTAACTCACCATTTTAATAACTCTAGGAGCCATAATTTAATGGATACTGTAGCTATAGCTCGTATTTGCCACCAAGCTAATAAAGCTTATTGTGAAGCTATAAGGGACTTCTCACAAGTAGACTGGGAGAAAGCTTCAGATGGACAAAGAGCCAGTGCTATTAATGGAGTATTATTCCATCTAGCTAACCCGGAAGCAGGACCAGAGCGTAGCCATAATAATTGGCTTAGAGAGAAGCAAGAAGCTGGTTGGGTATATGGTGCAATTAAGAGTGAGCCTGAGAAGACTCATCCTTGCTGCATACCTTATGAGCAGCTTCCACTCAAGCAGCAACTTAAAGACTCTCTCTTCATATCTATTATACGTACACTAATCTAACTAGGAGCTCCTAACATGGTAGCTGCAACCTCTATACCTTTATCTTCTAAGTCTAAGGAAGCTTTTATAGTATATTATAATGCTATGCAGAACCTTCAGAGCGAGGCAAGGACTAATCTAAGAACTCGTATGGAAGCTGTGGATAAAGCTTATCAGCGAGAAGCAGATGAGTCTGCGGAACATAATAATGCTAAAGCTGCTAATGCTGCTGGTGATGCTTCTCGTTTTCAGAATATAACAGTACCTGTTGTAATGCCACAGGTAGAGACTGCTGTAGCCTATCAAGCTTCTGTGTTTCTTACAGGATATCCCTTATTCGGTGTAGTAGCAGCTCCTGCTTATATAGATGCAGCTCTAGCCTTAGAGACTACTATAGAAGAGAATTCTATTAAGGGAGGCTGGGCTAGACAGCTTATGCTTTTCTTTCGTGATGGATTTAAATATAACTATGCTCCGGTAGAAGTATCCTGGGCACAAGAAGTAACATACACTGTAGAGACAGATCTTATTAAGAGCCCAAAGGAAGGCATACCTAAGAAAGTTATATGGAATGGTAATAAAGTTAAAAGATTAGATCCTTATAATACCTTTTCAGATCCTAGAGTAGCTCCTACAGAAGCTCATATATCTGGAGAGTTCTCAGGGTATACAGAGTATATGCCTAGACTGACTCTTAAGACTTTTATAAGTGAGCTTCCAGATGTAATCATAGGTAGTGTAACAGCAGCTTTTGAGTCGGGCGCTGCATCTAGCCCTCGTACTGTCTCTGAAGCTAAGAGCTATTACATCCCCAGCATTAACCCAGCAGTAACAGATCCAGAAGTCTCAAATACTGGAACTAATTGGATGAGTTGGGCAGGCTTAGCTGGAGGCGCTACAAAACCCATAGATTATAAAGATGCATATGAAGTTACTACTTTCTATTGTAAGATACTGCCTTCTGAGTTTGGTCTGCGTATCCCTTCTTCTAATACACCTCAAGTTTTTAAACTTATAATCATAAATCATGAGCATATTATATACTGTGAAAGACAGACTAATGCTCATGGTATGCTTCCTATCCTAATAGGTCAACCTAAAGAAGATGGTTTAGGTATTCAGACTAAATCCTTAGCTACAGATGTGCAGCCGTTTCAAGAAGTAGCAACTGCTTTCATGAACTCTATTGTAGCTTCACGCCGTAGAGCTATAACTGATAGACTCTTATATGATCCTTCTCGTATAACTAGAGCACATATTAACTCTGATAACCCTTCTGCTAAGATCCCTGTACGGCCAGCAGCTTATGGTAAGAAAATCAGTGACTCAGTATACCAGTTCCCTTATAGAGAAGATCAAGCAGCATTTTCCATGTCTCAGATTAACATGACAGTAGGCTTATCTAATCAGGTTTCCGGACAAAATCAAGCTTCTCAAGGTCAGTTTGTAAAAGGCAATAAGACTCTATCAGAGTTTGATACTGTAATGGACAACGCTAATGATAGAAATCAGACTTCCTCTGTGCTATTAGAACATCAAATCTTTGTGCCTATGAAGCAGATGCTTAAGCTTAATACTCTCCAGTATCAAGGAGGTACTACCTTATATAATGAGGATAAGCAAGTAGAAGTAGAAGTAGATCCGATACAGCTAAGAAAAGCTGTACTTAACTTCCGAGTCTCTGATGGCTTAGTTCCTTCGTCTAAGATTATAAACAGCGAGGATACAGCAACAACGATACAAGTCTTAGGTTCTTCCTCTCAGATAGGAGCTGGTTATAATATAGCTCCTTTATTTTCCTATCTTATGAAAACTAGAGGGGCTAATATTTCTGAGTTTGAGAAGTCTGCTGAGCAGATGGCTTATGAACAAGCTATGGGTTCTTGGGAACGACTTGCAACTATAGCTATAGAAAAGGGAGTAGCTCCAGAGAAGCTTCCGCCACAACCTAAACCAGAAGAGTTCGGATACATCCCGGCCAATAATAAACCTAAACCAAAAGGCGCTCAAACACAGGCTACACCTCCTTCAGCAATAACACAAGAGGAACAATAATACAATGTCTAGAATAATCCCGAATAGTTTTACTTCCTATGAACTTACAGAGAAAGAAGAGTTACAAGGCTCCATATTTAATACCTCTCAGTTAGAAGTATTACAGAATACTCAAGCAAATGTAGCTACGGAAAAGTTAAATCTGGAGCTTGATCCAGAGCATCCGACAGATTTCATACAGCAGGAAGCTTATAAGAAAGGTCAATTAGATCTTATAACTAACATGATCGATAAATCTATTGTATCTGCGGAGGAGCTTGCTAACCCTACACCTGAATAACAACCTAAAGTTACAACTAATCTCTTAACTAAACTATATAAGGAAACACAATCATGGGTATGTTTGATAATATGTTCGCTCCAGCTGCTCCAGCTACTCCTGTTACTCCGGGTAATCTACCAGATGGTTCGGCGACTCCAGCGCCAGCTACTCCAGGTACAGCAGCTAATGGGGCAGTACCAGCAGCAGCTCCAGCAGAGCCAGCTACTCCAGATTCCCCTCTTGACGAATTTAAGACTCTATGGGAAGATCTACCTACTGATCCAAACGCAGCCCCAGATACACCTACAGTATTAGATCCAGCTAAGTTAAAGGAAGTAATAACTAAAGCAGATTTTACTCAAGTTATTACACCAGAGAATCTAACTGCTATAGCTGCTGGGGGAGAAGAAGCTCAAGCAGCATTCACAGCATCAATGAACGCAGTAGCACAGCAAGTTTTACTTCAAGCAACTCTTGCTGGTAACAAGATGACAGAACAAGCAGTAGCAGCAGCTATAGCTAAGCAAACTGAATCAATCCCAGAACTTATTAGAACTCAAAGCCTATCTAATAATCTAGTTAAAGCCAATCCCATATTTTCAAATCCAGCAGCTAAACCTATCATGGAAGCTTTACAGTCTCAGTTAGCTGTAAAGAATCCTACAGCAACACCAGATGAGCTTGCTACTATGACTCAAGAGTTTGTAGTCGCTTTAGGTCAGCAACTTGTGCCAGCTCCAGAAGCTACGCCAGAAGGAGAAGTTTCACTCGACTGGAGTAAGTTTGCTTAATCTTAACTTTATATTTCCATATTATTTTTAATTCACAATTTTATTTATAGGAGAAGCCTCATGGGTTTTAACCGTACAGCAATTTCAAAAGATGGTAAGCTGCCACAGCCTATGCGGGTTGGTGCAGGACTTCTTGCTAATTTCCTTATTGATAACAGAGCAGCAGAGACAGATCAGACTCTTAGCATAGGTAATGTCTCTGGAGGCATGATTCATCAAGGTGTTACACTTACATCCGATGTAGTCTATACCTTACCTACCGCTGCATTACTTTTAGCTTCTGGTACTCCCTTTGATTCAATGGATATTGGCGATGCTTATTCTTTTACAGTTAAGAACTCTCAGGTCGGCGCATTTGATGTAGTTATTGCTGTAGGTGTAGGCATTACAGCAGTAGGTGCTAATAACACTCTATCTACACCTCCTCAGTCTACTAACATCTTCACTCTGGTTAAGACTGCTGCTGCTACTTTTGATCTATACTAAACCTTAGTTGCTTCATTTCTTTTAACCACTTACATTTATAACAGCTATAAATCTTACTACTCTAATATGAGGTAACTAATTATGTCCACTGGTATGTTTAATACAAGTAACTTTACTACTGATCTGGAGGAGAAGTCATTTGCAAGAATGATTACTCGCTTGATGCCGAATGGTACAGCTCCCCTATTCGGTATGACTTCTATGCTTTCTTCAGAGACAGCAGTACAAACTGAGCATGGCTTCTTTACTAAGACTATGCTCTTCCCTGAAATGACTATGAGTGCTATTGCTCTTGCAGCAGCTACTACTTTCCTTGTAACTACAACTGCTAATATTCTTCCTGGTATGCTCATGCGAGTTACTTCTACTGGAGAGAATGTCTTAGTAGAAGCTGTGCTTAGCGCTACATCTGTACAAGTAGCTCGTAGCGTTGGTAGTGTTGCTGCTGCTGATACTCTTATTGCTGATACTCTGTATCAGGTAGGTAATGCATTCGAAGAGTCTAGTACTCGCCCTAATGCTCAGAATATTATCCCAGTTCGTATTACAAATCTAACACAGATTTTCCGTAATACTTGGGCTATCTCTGAGTCAGCTCGTGCTACTCTAGTTATTGCTGGCGAGACTAATGTAGCAGAGAGTCGTCAAGACTGTGCTGCATTCCATGCTGCTGACATTGAGAAGGCTATCTTCTTTGGGCAGAAGTCTGAATCTACTCGTAATGGTCAACCTTTCCGCACAATGGATGGACTGATTAATATAGTAGGTAATGCTTCGTATTACCCTCCTAGTTATCTTGGTTCTACTAACATTTTCACTGCCGGTGCCACTACTACTTGGACTCAGTTAGAAGCTATGTTAGATCCAATGTTTGATCAGGCTACAGACCCTAAAGGATCTAATGAGCGTGTTATGTTCGTAGGTGGTACTGCTAAACTAGTGCTTAATAACATTGGCCGCTTGAATGGTACTTATCAGCTTGTAGATGGGCAGACTAGCTGGGGTCTTCAGTTTAGTACTCTTACTACTGCTCGTGGTAAATGTCGTATTGTTGAGCATCCATTATTCAACTCTAATGCTACTTGGTCTAAGATGGCAGTTCCTGTTGACCTTCCTACATTCCGCTTAGCTTATCTTGGCGATCGTAAGACTAGCAATAAAGAGTTTAATACTACTGGTAACCAAGCTCAGGATAATGGTATTGATGCAGTAGGTGGTACACTTACTTCTGAACTCACCGCTGTTATCAAGAACCCTCCTGCTAACTCAGTCATTTATAACCTGACTGCTGCAGCTGTAGGGTAAGTAGGCTAAGTAATCTAATCCTAGTAATCTAATCCAATAAGAGTTCAGGAGTTTAACAGCTTCTGAACTCTTTTATAAATCTAACACAAAGGTGAATTAAAAATGAACATGTCTTCAGAAACAATGGCAAGGCTAGCGCAGAGTAAAACTAATGCAGCTGTAGGCACCTCTGAGAAAGCCCCTGATGAAGCGCTAGATGATACGTCTCCTGCACCAGTAGCAGTGAAAGAAAAAGAGTACCAGTCGTATAGATCAAGCCTACCTAATCAAAGAATCGCACTAGAGTCTGGTAGACTTCTTCGTATTGTGGATCATAAGTATATCACAGATGATGGGGAAGAGATTGAATTCCTTGATCATCAGATTAAAAAAGGGTTTCCTTTCCTATCTAAGACTGGGGTTGTAACTACCTCAGATTTAGATCCTATGAACTCTTTGCGTCAGCGTATTATTGCAGAGGCTATAGCATCAGGAACGGTACAAGCTGTACCTTCTCCAGAGCTTAAAGATACAGAGGCTCAGACACTTACACCAGCAGGCACCGCAGCATTAGCTCCATTAGCTGCTGGCTCTAATTCTGGTAACGCTTAATATAGCTATAAAACCCTAGGGAGAGAGTAGCAGCTATGACACTAGCCGAACTAATTTCTGAAGTGTATCTTTTAACTAATCGCTCTGATCTAGTCTCAGAAACTACTTCAGCAATTAAAGCTGCTACTCTTAAAGCCCACCAATCAGACTATTACTCTAAAGATATACATGAGACAGGAGTAGAATTTACTACTGCTGGCTATAATCAGTCCTTAGATTATATAAACCTTATATCCAATTTTCGCACTCTTAGTTACTTAAAGAGAGTGACAGACGAAAATGATTCTTTAGGTAAGTTTTTACCCATACTTACTCCAGAGGAGACTCTTGACTCTTATGGGCAGAGTAAGACAGATATATGTTATATAGCAGGAAGAGTTATAGAGATTAAATCGTCAGTCTCCTTTTCTAAGATCCTTCT